TTTCTTACTTTTCATCTTTTCAAGTGCTTTTAAGTATCTTTCGTTTTTTTCCATCTTTCAATATCCTTCCATAATTTGGCCACCCAAACTTATCAGGACTTTCGCCTACATAACGCCAACGAATAACTCCTGTGTTAGGGTTTCTCTCGTATATCTTTTCTCTTACTTTTTGTTTTGCTTTCGCCATTTCCAATATCCTTTTAACCACTCGTCCTGTGGTGTATCTGTTAAAGGCATAGATACAAAGTTATTTCTATCTAGTCTATTCCTTAACTTGGTTAATTTGTCTATCAGATAATCTATTATTTTTATCATATTACTATATTATCAGCTTCCTATTAATTTGTCAATATGCTGTACTTATACACATCTCCCATCAAGGTTCCTTTAGACCATACAACCTCACCTACTACCTTCATACCTACCTTATCGTAAAACCTTTTAGCTTTTTGATTATCCCTTCTAACGGTTAACCAAATATCTTCTTTTACGAAATCTGCAAATCTCTTAAATACCTCTACGCTATTACCAGCTTCCTCTTTTACTATCTCTTGTATAACTATATCACCTTTTTTAGCTTGTACATTACCTAGTTTCTGGTTTCTTTTGTACTTATTATAAGTTATAACTACACCCGAATCGTATATAACTTTACCTTCTTCAACCTTATTCTTTAAACTATCAAATCTTAAATAAGGAAATATATCTCTATATCCTTTGAAGATATTTTTAATTGTATCAAAGTCTTCTATTGTTGCGTGTTTCATTTTCAATAATCTTCTTTTCTGATATTAAATGTTCTATCTCATCCGTTCTTGGTCTTTTACCCACTAACCACATCATAGTTTTTTCTTTCTTATAATCTATATTCTTTAACAACCAATCGTATGCTTTACCTTCGTAAATATCATCAATGTATTCTCCTTCAATTTTAAAGTTCATAGATTTTGAATAAGGTGCCTTATGAGCAATCATTTCAAATGGATGATAGTTTTTTATATCATCTTCATAAACATCTTTAAAATAACCTGCAAGTTTCTTTTCTCTTGTAGGACCTACACATACACAAACAATACGCTTTACTTTCTTATTGTATCTTTTAAGTCCAATTAAAATTCCAGCAGTTTGAATTGCAACACCTGTAGGTATAATAAGATTATCTAACTCATCTGGTATATTTTGTACTTGTTCTGCTGTTGCTTCAAATACTTCTTTTGGATTTGTTTTTAATAACTCACCCATTTCAATAGGCATATAACCAGTTTCTTTAGCTATATCTTTCATCCTTGCGTGAATAACGGCAGTCATTCCGTGGCCTGCAACTATTCTAATTTCACAACCATAATGTTTTGTTAATCTCATTTGAGGAAGTTTATCTAAATTTTCTGGTTTAGTTCCACCTACAGCGGCAATACATTTTACACCATATTTCTGTGCCACTTTACCTATGTTTGCTGATTGTGGAGAGTGTACTGAAGCGGCAGTTATAACTCCGTTATTATGTTTGTTTCTTATATCGTCTAATTTTGTTTCAAATAATTTTAATGCCTGTCTTACTTTACCACCATTAACTTCATAATCTCCAAATGGTTTAAATAAGTCGTCTCGTTTCCAGTATATACCTTCTCTATAATCTACTGGTGTTATGTGCATAGTAATCCTCTCACTTGTTCATTAGCAACTACATCTATAACTAAATGAGTTCTCCAAGAATTTCCACCATTGATTGCTCTATGTGGTTTTCTTATATCCAAATACCAACAATGTCCTTCTTCCATATTAACAATTGTTTTACTTCCTGTTGTACCCCAACTTGTAAACTCTACTTTTGAATTGGTTACAATAGGAATATGTAATCTCATTAATCTTCCATTTGATATTCCTAGGTCTGGATCAACTTGGTCTGTATGTCTTTCAAGTTCTCCATCACCTGGTTTTAAGTTCATAAATCTAACTCTATGTATTTCAGTTTTAAATGAAGATAGTATATCTTCAACTAATGGAAACTCTTTTCTTAATTCTGTATCTTGTAATTCAAATTTTTCATCTTTATTTTCTTCTTGCCACTTCTTATTCATTTCTACTGGTTTGGTAATAAATCTCCAATCAGGACTATAACCTCTTAATGATATAGCACTCCAAGCTTTTTCTTTATTATAGTTTGAATAGTGATTGGTAAACTCTAGTGATTTTTCTTCTAATTGTTTTGCAAGTTTTGGTACTATTTTTGTGAAGTCTAGGTCAAGTGGTTTTAATGTATATTTTTCGTAAGTTGGAATATGTGGGTGTTGTCTATCTTCTAAAGCACTATTAGAATCTTTAAAATAAACACCAATCAAATCTGCAACTGAATTGTATTTGGCACCTACTTTTTTAAATCCTGCTTTTTCAGCAATATCTTTATCGTTAGGATTTTCTTCATTAATATATAACCATACATTTTTAGTTATGTATCTTATATCTTCTGTTAATGTTGTGATAATATTCTTTCTATCTTGTTCGTCTGTATAACCTAAATGTTTAATGTGTAAGTCTCCTGGATACTTCGTACCTAAAAGTACTCCTGGAAACATCCATATATTTACTTTACTCTTTGTTTCTTCTGCGTGGATAAGTGCTGGACCTATTAATTGAATATTATCTCTACTCAATGCTTCAGCAATATTGTTCTTTTTAAACTTACTTAATTCGTGTTGAGCATACTTGTTATAACTATTAAAATTCTTTTCTAACTTCTTTAGATAATCTAAATCAAATCCTTTTTGCCAAGGTTTCATTTCCTTTTCTTTCATCATTTTAATATTATCTTCGTACTCTTGCAAGTCTTTATCACTCATCATTGTCATTGGTCAATTTATAATCAAAGTATATAAACCTTATATTATTTACCTCATCGTTGTTAAATCTTCTATGAAATTTTATGTTATCGTTAAACCAAACATATTCTCCTTGTTCTGGAAATATTTTACATCTGTCTAGTGCTGTTACCTCAATAAAGTTATCTGTAGTATATGGTGCCTTATCTAGGTAGACTATAACATTACCTCGTACACCTTCAACATAACCTTGCCAGATACCAGTATTTCTTAATTTTATATTATTGTATCTCTTTTTAAAAATTGGTTCTAATTGAGCTTTAATCTTTTCTATTTCTTGTTTTGCTTTATCGTTTAAAAACTCTTTCTTTAACGGAGGCCATCTTGTATCATCAAACGCTGTATTATCAACATTTAATAAACCTGTTTCAAAACCATCGTGTTTAAAAGAATCAAAATCTTTTATTTGTGATATGTCATTAATTATTTCAACCATTATTTACTCACCTTTTGTGGTTTTGATTTTTCCATTTGTTTCTTATATCGTCTCCACTTTGTCATTTCTTTTTCTGCTTTTTTATATGCCAAGTCTAGTTTCATTTTACTAACTTTCATTGGCATTAGTATTCCTGCTTGATGGTCGTATTCGTGTTGGCATACTCTACTCATCATACCATCTAAATGTGCTTCTTTTAAATCGCCATTTTCATCTTCGTATTTCATAACACATTTTCTAGGTCTAACAATGTTAATGAATAAGAAAGGAAAAGTTAAACAACCTTCTTTCATCATAACCGTTTCTTCACTAGTTGATAATATTACAGGATTAAACATCGCAAGTTTCATACCTTTTTCAATTGATTGATGGTCACCTGCAACAAACATATTAAAAGGTAATCCTACTTGTATCGCACTCAAACCTATTCCACCATATTTGTGCATAAGTTCAAACATACTAGCTACTAATTCTTTTCTATCTTTAATACCAAACTCTTTAAGTAGTTCATCTTTATAAGGTGCAACAGGAGTCCTTAACATAGGATTAGCTGGTTCTATTAATTGTTTATTAAATGTCTGTGGATTAACTCCGTCTCTTACTTCGTAAGGTATATCTTCTACTGGTACTTCTTGCAAAATTTTATTCTCTTCTGCTTGTTTTTCTAATTTTTCTTTGATGTTGGTTGTATCTTCCCACACGCCTTCTTGCGTATCTGGAGTACCTTCTTTTAATTGTTTATCTGCCATCGCCATCATTTCATCTTTAAATTTTTCTTCTTCTTCAACCGTCATTGGTCTTCTTGTTTTTTTAGACATTTGCTATCCTCGTAAAGTTTTGGTACTTTTCAAATTTAATTATATTAGTAAATTTATCAAACATTATATCTCCTTTATGTGATATGATAAAGATGTTTTCTTTTGATAGTGTCTTAATAATTTTAAAGAAGTCATCTGTTCCTTGTCCATCTAAACTTGAATCAAATATCTCGTCTAATATTAGTAAGTTTGTATTAACACTATTTTTCATTTTTGCAATACTTCTCCAAGTAAATAATAATGCAAGGTCTATTCTCATCTTTTCACCTTCACTAAAGTTATTGTAGTTAAAGGAGTCCATATGTCTGCTCTTAACCGTTTCGTTAAATTCTTCATCTAAATGGAATGATACAAAGAAGTCCATAGCTTGTAAATAGTTATTAATTAAAGTATTCATAATCGGTAAATACTTTTTAATAATTTGTGCTCTTGCTCCACTATCGTCTACTATCTGTCTCAATATATCAATATATTTTTTCTCCTCAATAACATTATCTCTTTGTACTTTTGCGTCAACTAATTCTCTTTTTAGTTTAGCAATTTCTTCTTTTATATTTAGGCCGCCAGCATCCTCAACTGATAATCTATCTATCTCATCTTGTATTCTATCTGTATGTCTTTTAATCTCATCAATAGAAGTAGTTAGTTTTGCAACATTAGTTTCTATAGTTCTAACTTTTTGTGCAATGTTATCAAATCCTAATATTTCTTCTTCTGTATTAGTTATTTCTGTTAATAGTTTTTTATAACCATCTTGTAATTTAGATACAGCGTCTTTCTCCTCACTAATCTTTGTCTGTCTAAAACCTTGTTCTATCTCCTGTGTACAAGTAGGACAACTAGTATTGTCTTCAAAAAACTTTAATGTCTTCTTATGTGTCTTTAAGTTCTGGTCTATCTTTGCTTCTAACTTATGTAATTGTGTAAACTTATCTTTTGTCTTTGTCTTGCCTAATAATTTCTGTTCGTTCTCATTAAGTTCTTTATTAAGACTTTCTATTCTAGTCATATAATCTCTCTTATGACTATGTGCTTTTTCTATGTCTTCTTTCTTTTTAGATATAGCGTCTGTATCTCTACCTTGTAATTCATTATAATGTTTCTCTTGTAGTTCAACTTTATTCTCAATCAAATCTACTTGATGTCTTAATGTAGTAATGTCTTTTGTTAAATCGTTTTGTTTGCTCTTTAATAAGTAGTTCATATTTTGAAATACTTTAATATCTAATATTTCTTCAATTACTTCTCTACGATTCCTTGCTCTCATCTTCATAAATGGTTCATATAAAGAAGACCCTAAAATAACAACTTGACAAAAGGACCTATAGTTTAGTTTCATTATATTTTTTTCTAAATGTTTTTGATAGTCTATAGTACTTGCGTCTTGGTTAATTAAAATTCCGTCTTGGTATATTTCAAATACATTAGGTTTAATTCCTCTAACAACTTTATACTTTTTAGGACCTACACTAAAGTTTAATTCTACTACGGTATCAGCATTATTAATCGTATTGACCATCTGGTCTTTCTTAATAATTCTAAATGGTTTATTAAACAAAGCAAAACATATTGCGTCTAACAATGTTGATTTACCTGACCCATTAGTTCCAATAATTAATGTTGTAGGTTTTTCTGCTAGATTAACACTTATAGGAGTATTACCTGTTGATAAAAAGTTCTTCCAGGTTATATTATGAAATATTATCATTTGTCATTTCTCTATATGTTGTTTTATTATGAATAACAACCTCGGAATCGGTTTCAATCCATAATCTCGCACCACACTTTCTCGGTTTATCTGGACTATAAATCATTTCACTAGGACCTAATATATCAACTTTACTGCCATACCAAGTCTTTCCTTTTAGTTCAACTCTACAAACTGGAAGTTTTGTTCCTCTTTTGTTATTCTTTTGTAAAACATTTTTATTAATGTGAATAATTGTTTTCACTACTTCTCTTGTACCTCTTGGTAAAAATCTTTCATTATAGAGTTTATTCTTGCCTTATCTAGTTCAGTATCTAAACTATTAATATAATTTTGTAAGAAAGTTAAAGTATCTTCTCCTTGGTCTATGATATTAACATCGGCAGTAGAATTGATATTATAACTATCTTCTATAACATTAACTTCGTATGTGTTAATTTCATTATGTAATCTATCAACAAATTCTCCAAATTGTGTTGTGTCTGTTTTTTCTTCTACTATAACTTTTAAATGTTTATCTTTATACTTTGATATATCCATATTAGTATAACTTTGTTTTGTATCATTGTATATAATCTTTTCAAACATAGTAAGTGGATTTGGTATTCTAGTTAGTTCTCTTGTATCTGTATCAAATATATGAAACCCTTTTGGACATTGATAATCTGACCAAGTTATTTCATATTGAGTTCCTAAATAATATATTGTTCCGTTATCTGATTTTCTATGATAGTGTCCTGATAATACTTTGTCAAATCTTTTAAATTGATTCATATCTAAACCAACATCTTGGAAGTGTCCTTTGTGCATTTCAAAACCTTTAATTTCTAAATGACCCATAGCAACTTCGGCGTGTGAGTTATCAATCTCGTATATACTTTCTTCTTCTGTTTCAGGACATATCCAAGGTAATAATAATACATCTAAACCATCAAAGTTAACCGTTGTCGGTTTCTCATATATCCAAGGTTCATTTTGTCCATCAAAGGTTTTGATTAAGTGTGTGAAATTTACTTTGTTTGTATTCTTATAATATGTGTCGTGGTTACCTAGTATAATATGTGTATCTATTTTTAAGTCCCATAATCTTTTCCAAAAGTTTTCTTGGAAGTTATGAGCAGTATTGAAGTTAATAAACTTTCGTCTATCAACAACATCGCCTAAATGGATTAATGTTTTGATGTCGTTTTGTATTATATACGGAAAAAAGATTTCATCATAAAATCTATTAAAGTATTTTACAAACGCAGGATTATCATTTCTAGCACCGAAATGGGTGTCGTTCAATAATGCTATTTTCATATTATATAAAGTCTTCTAAATTCGCCTTCGCTTTTCTTACTCGTTTTTTTGTCGGTTTCGGTTTTTTCTTTTCTTTTGTTTCGTCTTCCATTGGAAGATTCTTTTGTAAAAATTCAGTAAACTGATTTTTAAACTCTCTATCGTCTCCTGGTTGCAAAGTCATATCATCATAATTTGCGTCCTGGATTAGTTTATGTTTAATTGTAGTTTGTTTCTTTTCTTTCTGTATTCTTCGTATAAATGCGTAATATATTATTTGTGTAAAATAAGCAAATGGATTTTTAGATTTTTCTGGATTAAAGTTTGCTAGATATTGCAAACAATTTTCTATGCCATCACTTATCATATCGTCTCTAAATGTGTAATTAATAAAGTTCGGTCTATATGATAGATGGTTTGCTATCTTTAAAAAGCACTCGCCTATATAATTGGTTACAGGAGGATTTTTGCGTCCTCTCTTTTTGGCTGCTTTACACTTCTTCTTATACTCAATCATTGCCTCTAAAAACACTTTGTTATTTACATAGTGTTCTTTTTTGGCAGGAGTTCGTATTCTTTTGGGTTTATTATCAATTGTCATTATGTTCTCACTATACTATATTTTGTTGTTAGAGTCAATAACCTAACTAAAATTTCGGTCCCGATTGTTGGACTATTGACAGATTAAAATGTTTATGATATTATCAGCGTGTTGCCGCTGAGAGATAGAGTCTATAAAGAGATTATATCTATTAATGGATAGTTTTCTTCTTAACATCGTCATCGTGTATATCAGTAAATTCGTCTATTATTTCATCAAGTTTATTATTTAATTCCTCTTGTTCCATTTTGTTCATTAGTTCTCGGTCCATAAGTTTTCTAGTTCTCGGGTTATCGTCTCGTCTATGCAATTTATCAACAATATGATACTCGCCAACGACCTTTTTATATGACTTAATCATTTCATCGGAAGCGTTGGTAATTGTAAGTATCTTATCTTTTGGTATAGTCACCAATTGGTCTTGCGTATAACCTGCCCATTTCACCAAGGCAATATAATCTTTAATACCCAAGTTGGTTATTTGGGGTACATATTTAATCTCTAATGGTTTATCAAGTGTAAGTAATGGTGAGTTTGGCGTCTCTTTGTTTGTAGGTATAACGCAAACAACATCTGTTCCGTTTATTATCTTAACGATTTTAACCGTTGTAGTTCCATCAGGATTCATATCTTTAGGGTTAGGTGCCATATTACTCCTTTAGTTCCACATTATGGATTTCATAATCAAATCCTTCTTCATTGTATATATTTATTCTTTCTCTAAAGTGTTGTAGAGTATAATTTTCTTTTTCTCCATATGATACATCATCGGATATATCATATAAAGTTGCATTTGTCTTGTTATCTCCTAGTCGGAGACCACGACCTATTGATTGTAGATTTCTTATCCTAGACTTACTAGGACTAGCAAAAATAATGTTATGCAAGTTCCGTATATTAATGCCTGTACTGAAAGTCCCATAACTTGCAACGATAATAGCGTTATCGCTTTTTTCCGTAATTGCTCTAATCTTTTCTCTTTCGTCTGCGTCCACTCCTCCATAAACGAAAAACACCTTTCTGTTTTCTTGTTTGTCTTCTATTAATTGTTTAAGTACTTTACCGTGCTTTTCAACATATTGAAATAAGCAAAGTGTATTACCTTGAAGACCACAACATAGATTTCTTATATATTTATTCCTAGCTTTACTTGAACATAAAAAGTCCATTTCTTCCTGATATGTTTTATCTTTTAAGTAGTCTCTACTATTCTTTCCGTGTGCTAATATTAAACAATTGATTTTAAACTTCGCTAATTGTTTCTTCTCAATTAAATCTGTTGTTTGTGCGACTTTATTAACAGCACCAAATAATCCTTCTAGTACTAGTTTATGTGTTTTACTACCATCTAAAGTTCCTGTCATACCCACTCTATACTTACAATTAGTCATCTTTGTCATTATACTTGTTAGGGACTGGCTTTTAAATAAATGTGCTTCGTCTCCAATGATACAACCAAAATCAGAAAACCATTTTTTAGGCAGTTTATATACTGATTGCCAAGTAGATATTACTATCTTCTTTGGAGTATCTTTATCGTGTCCTTGATATATTCTATGAATATGACTTGTATTATATCCATAGTCTTTGAAATCTTTGTATAATTGTTCTACTAAATTTGTTGTAGGTACAATAATTAATACCTTATTTGCTTTCTTATTTCTTAATCTTAACAACTGAAATCTTAATATTAGATATGCGATTAATGATTTACCAGACGCTGTAGGAGATAACAATAAACATCTGTCTTCTTGTATTGCGTGATAAAACGCATTAAATTGATAGTCTCTAATAGTTAAAGGTATCTTCAATGCTTTACAAAATTTAGCACACTCTATCTTATCTAATGGTTCCTTTTCTGTCTTTAGTTTAGATACAATTGCTATATTATTGTCAACACAAAATTTTTTTATATAAGGTAATAGACCATAGTATATTTCTCCACTAGCATACTTAAATAATCTAATCTTTCCGTCCCAATATCTATTTCTATATTGTGGCATAAACTTATATCCAGGAACCTCAAAAGTAAAAAACTCCGATAAGTCTCTACGAATATCAGCGTCTGCTTCTATAGTAAGATAGACTTCATTTTTCTTTTCTAATATTAAGTATCTATGTTCAACCATTATTGAAATTTGGAACCTAATGTCCAACCTACTAGTGATTGTCTTTGTCCTGATTTAACAGGATAAACTTTATGCCATAAACCAGAATAGAATACTATAATAGTACCTGGTTTTGTTTTTTCAAATCTATGTATTATTGATTTAGTATGGTCTGGATGTGGTTCACATATTGCAAAGTCACCACCTTCAAATTCTTCATTTAATATTAAAGAGAAACTAATTTTTCTAACCATACCATCTGCATATGGTTTAGCGTGTGTATCTGTATGCCAAGAATAGTGTTGTGATTTATCGTATGATGTATATTGTAAATCTTCAAACTTTGATAGTTTAAAGTTCCAACCTAAAGTTTTATTTGTATCGTTAATAACAGGAGCTAATTGAGTTTGTAACCAAGTGCTGTTTATAAAACAACCTTTACTATCTCTAGTTAATAGTTCTCGGTTTTTATCTTGTAATTGTAAGTCTTTTAATTTCTGTTGACTAGCTAATTCTTTTACTTTCTTAATAAAAGAAGAATCGAATAGACCGTCCTGTCGCCAGTATAGTTTCTCTAAATTCATAATTAAATAGCGCCAGAAGTAAATTTACGCCATTCAATTGCGTCTTTAATTAAAAATCCTCTATTAGATATTTGTTTGATTGTTTTGTCTAGGTAATCACATATAGTTTTTAGATACTCAACTTTTTGTTTTAACTTTATGTAATCTTCATCTGCTTCAATGTACTTATCAACATCTTGTTTTAAAATTTTTAAATTGAATGGTTTAGTTTGATATACTGCTGGGTCAGCTTTTCCTGTATAGTATTCCCACTTATGCAATTTAATAATTGCTAATTCGCTTTCAGTTCTATTAAGTAAAAGTCTAAATTTGTTATAGTGTTTTAAAAACTCATTATGTAGTTGTGGAGTTTTTAATGCTTCAACATCTAACTCCGTATCATTAATTTTTAATTTCTTTTCGGTGATTTCTTGTAATTCTTCAAGTGTCATAATATCTCCATTATTAATATATAATACACTATTTGGTAGTGTTTGTCAATGACCTGGGACTATTTTATGTAGTAGGAACCTTACTAGAAGTTTTTCCAGGTGTAGCAAACTCATAGTAAGAATATTTAAAATTAACCGTAGAAGTTATATAGTTAATATCCTGTGCTTGTTGTGTAAAACTAGCACCAGTTATTGATACAGGAAATAAATCTATAAATCTAACTTCTTTTATTACATTATTTTTAGCTGATAAAATTGATAGTGTAGCGTCTGATAGAGCAGTACCCATAGGTACAGCAGGTTGTTCTTTAGTTCCTCTACTTGGATTAAAGTCTTTTCCTTGATTAGGAAATCTATCTCTTCCAGCAGAAACAAGATTAGCATAATCTTTATGGTCAATAGGTATTCCTAGTCCTCTTAACCAATTGTATAATTCTTCAAAATTATCAAACTTCTCATCTACCATATATGTAAGTACTAAATCTCCAAAATCAAGTTTATCTCCAGGTATTGGAATATCTCTCAAAGCAGTATTTTGTGTAGCACTAGACATTTGCAAACCAGGTATATTAATCTCGGTGCAAAAGTATTCTACTTTAGGAAGTTTTGTAATTTTAAACCTAAACTGCGCTGGTGAAGCGTAATCAAGTTGCGTGGGTTGTCTCGTTATAGCGTTTGTTTCAGTCATACTATTATTTATATGAGTTTTTAAACGAAAAAAAAGGCGAGATTTTTTAGGTCTCGCCTTTTTCTATTTCAGTTTACAGATAATATAGTTATTAATTGCAATTACGCAAGGTTAACAACTTGTACTTTTCTGTAGTATCTGTTAGAGTTAGCAGCACCAGCACCATCAATCACAGCGTCAGAAGAAGCACTAGCTTCAGCAAAAGGATTTGCCTGTAAGCCGTATCTTGTTTTGAAACCGATTTTTGGTTGGAAAGTGTCTTGGCCAACTGCTCTAACCATTTGTAAAGGTACATATGGGCAATAGAACATACCAGCGTCATAAGGAGAAGTTCCTTTATAACCAACTACATAAAATTGTTTAGCAGCTTGGTTTGCTGAGTAAGGGTCTATATACACTTTAAATCTACCGTTAAGAACACCAGCGAAAGTATTGCCTGTGTCATCAACATTTAGATTGTTATTAAGTGCAGGAGCATAGTCAAGGATGCCAGCCATTTGAAGAGCAGAAGCAACATCAGAAGAACAAACGATTATGTTCCCTTTACCTCTTCTGGTTCTTTGAGCAACAGCGTTAGCGTCTCTCTCTAATTGGAACATTAAACCTTTAAATCTCTCAACTGACCATCTACCGTTAGAGTCTGTATCTAAATCAAAGATTCCAGCGTTAGTTGTGTCCGTTTGAGCACCTTTTTCTGAATTAATGTAAATTGTTCTAACAACTTCTCTATTAATTTCAGCAAGGATTTCAGCAGATAAGATGTTCGCTAATTCTGTCTCAGCGTCTAATCCGTGAATTGCTTTAAGGTCTTGTGCAAGTTCCATTGTGTATTCTGCTTTAAGAGCTCTACTTTTCGCAGTTACCGTTGATTTCTCAATTGAGAAAGCCATTTCAGCAAAAGCGTTTCCAGCAGAATCTCCAAGTGCTTCAGCAGCACTAGTCGCCATACCTGAACCAGAAGTATAAGTTCCAGCAGGTGAGTCGTTTAATACACCAGGGTTGTTTTGAGCAGGTGAATTTGAAGAAGTACCAGCACTTCCAGGAATGTTTGCGTTAGCAGCGTTTCCAGAAAATTTAGATTCAGCTTCGTCAAATAATGCTTCAGTTCCGCCTTGAGTTTTGTATCTGCTTCTCATTGCGAAAATAAGTCCAGTAGGTCCGCTCATAGGTTGTACACCAGCAATATCGTAAGCGATAAGGTTTGGCATAGCTCGTCTAACTAAACTAATTAGGATTGGATCCCAGTTAGCAATGTTAGCACCTGTAGCGTTGGCAGGAGCAGCTTCGGCCATAAATTGAGCGTCTTCTTTAAGTGCTCTTTCTTGGTTTTCCAAGATAACCGAGGTTACAGCTCTTTTGTAGCTATCGCTGATTTTTGGTAAATCAGGATGGTCTAATACTGGCTGCCATTTTTTTTGGTAGTTTTCAGATAAATACATATCTTTTTCCTCTCTCTATTATTATTTTACAGACAACTTAATGTCTTTAGTTTTACTAATAGCGGTAGTATAAGCAGCCATTGCATTAGACAAGTCTTCTGAATTTTGTTCATTAGATTGTCCAGCTACCGCATTATCTACTTCGCTGTCAGAATTAGCTTCTTTTTTAGATCCAAAGTAAGACTCTTTAATAGTCTCACATTTTTTTCTAAAACTATCAGCGTCGGAATACTCAACTTCTTCTGTAAGTTTAGCAAACTTCTCTTTTGAAGTGTCTGCTAAATCAGAAGCAACATCAGCTAAAATATCAGTTCTCTCAAGCATATTTGCTTTTTTGTTCAATTCAACATTTTTTCCGATTTCTTCGTTAAGTTTTTTTTCCAACTCTTCTATTTTAGAAGCTTGGTCTTCTAACACATCATATTTTTCATCAGGTACATCTATATAGTGGTCTTCAAAAAGTTTTTTCAGACCGTTAATGAAGTCCTCAGCAATCTCTCCCTTGATACCTTTTTCAATAGCAAGTTCGTTTTCTTTCATCCACTCATTGACAACATAGTTCAAATAATTGTCTACTTTTTCAACAAGTTCTGATTTTTGCTTAGTACTTTCAGTTTCAAATTTTTTATTATAATCTGCTTCCATTGATTCTTCTATCTCTCTAACTTTAGATTTGATAGCAGCTTCAAATATAGTAGCAGCTTTGGCTTTAAATTCTTCTGACAAGTCTTTTTCTCCAGAGGTTAAAGCGTCAATGTGTTCTTTTACATCAACATCTTTTGCTTTCTGGTCATCTTTTTCCTCAGACTTGACTTCATCATCTTTAGATACTTTAACTTCAGCGTCTTTAGATTCTTTTTTGTCGTCTTTCTTATCTAGGAATTTTTTTAGACCGTCAGGCATTTCTCCCTCGGAAATCTTCTTGCCTTCAGAATCAGTTTCTTTCTCTTCACCTTTAAGAGTAGGCATAGCGTCTGGCTTACCTTCGTTCTTTTGGGGTGCTTGTCCAGAAACTTCTTTTGTGCTTGCGTTAGCTTTAGGGTTTTCGTCTGTAGGTTTAACTACAGCTTTACCTAAATCCTCAGCGTCATTTTTCAATGGCGTTGGCTCAGCAGGAACAGCGTTCTTTTTAGGAGCGTCTGCTACCGTGTTTTCGCTAACACTTTTTTCTGTTTCGGCCATATGAAGTTCTCCTTAATTTAAAAAAATAATTATTTTCTTTTCTTTGCTAGATATTTATACTAATACAATCCTTTAAGGAACGATTCAAAGACTTTCGCCTTTGCTTCTGCGATTTTTAGTCGTTTTGCCTCTTGGATGTACTCTTTATATTCTTCTAGCTCTTTTTGTTTAATGACACCGTTTTCCCATATCCACTCTTTTCCTTCCATAATTCCTTCTACGAAAGCGTCTGGAGCTGATGGATCTGCAACAATGTCAGCGGCAGTAGCAAGATAAAAGTCTTGTCCGACCTGTGCCTCACCGTTTCTACCTCTTTGTAATGAACCCATACCACGACTAGATACGCCTAATTTAGCGCCTTCATCTATAAGATTTTTTACAATCTTTCCGTATGGAGTATCCATAACTTTTGCTTCTCCGATGAAGTTATTTCCATCTGGATATAGTTTAGTTATCATATGTGATACTCTTTCCAAGTTTACCGTTGGTCCGTCAGGATGTCCTAACTCGCCAAAAGCTCTCTTCTGTTCAACAAATTCTCTATTATATCTACTTACTTCTTTTGATAAAGTTTCTTTTGGATAGACTCTACCGTTTCTATTTTTAATTTCTGATTGTAAGAATACTCCACGGATTTTGTAGTTTTTGCCACCTTGTCCGTTATCTTCTTTAATGTATTCTACATTATCTATTGCTTCTGTTATGAGTTTCATTAGTCTATCTCTCTCTTTCCTTAATATTTATACATTTTATTATCTAAATTCAACAATCAATGTGTAATTGTCGTGTAAAGCAAAGTTTTTAGTTGACAAATATACATAACCAGTAGCACCAGTAGCGTTATTAGCTATATCATTTCCTGCAGTTCTAAAGTCAAAAACTCCATTTCCTGATAATACAAGTGCTGTTGTGTTGGCAGAAGAACCTCCCCAGGATATCTCTACTGCCGATTTTGAGTTTGCTGTATTAATTGAATACCAGACTTTAGCAATAGTCTTGGTACCATCTGTTGTCATAAAATTAGATGTTGTCGGATTAACTAACACACTATCAGTTTCACCAGTACCATCACTTATGTTTGTTCTCTTAACAACATATTTTACGCCTGCTGTATCTGATACTATTTGCGTTGTTATTGCGTCTGCCATTTTTTATCCTCTAACTATTTGGTCCTAATTCTGTTTCTTTTTGTACTTCTACTGCCAAGTCAAACTTACTAACTTCTTTATCAGCAGAAACTTTTAATTCAGTAGCCGTATCTAATTTTTGGTCTATAACCTTTCGTGCTTCTCCTTCTTTTAATCCCCAATTACCAAACCTTTCTAAAACTAAAGTTTGGTCTCCGAGTGTAAGAGTCACTTTTGGATAGATTTCATTTTCGTAATCATTTCCTCTTATCTCATAATATACATTCGCTAATGATATACTCTTGTCGGAGCTAAATAAAGTTCCGCTATCTTCGCCTACACCACTAGCAGTTATAATTGCCTTATTGGTGTCATCAACTTTTGTATTGACAACTAAAGTCATATTTCTTACTCTTCAAAGTATGCTTTAATGTCTGCTTCAACAACTCCCGTTGCCGCCGCTACTTCTGATACTTTAGTTTCAATAATGTTAACCAAATCTTGTGGTTGCGACCAATCAACACCATCTAAAGATTCAATTAATTGTTTAACTGCTTCTTTCATTGATGGCGAAAGATTTATATATTTGTCGTTACCGATAAAACCTGATACATTACCAACTATACTTGATACCGTTAATGCCATTTTTTATTCTCCTGTTAATTACTTTGTTCTGAACCAGAATCAGCAGGTGCTTCTGCAGGTGCTGTTTCGGCAGGTGCCGTATCAGCAGGTGTAGCATTAGCAGCTCCATCTGGCGTCATTGCTGTTTGTACATCATCCCTTGTTGCAGTCTGAGCAATCGGATCAGCCACTTCTGGTTTAGGATCCGAATGAGGTTCTGCCTGTCCAGGCGTTTGTGTCATAACATCCCTAGCAGCATTAAATAGATTACTCGCATAATCTTTTCTGCTAGCATCCAAAGCGTCACCAACTTTATTTCTTAATGCGTCTTTAAATGCTTCACCAGCACTTTTGTTATCACCACTTGCAAGTTTATCAACAAACTTTTCTGTATCTGTCTGTTTTGTTTCATTATCAGCCATATTTTTTCTCCTATATTATATCAGTTTCATCTCCAGTAACCTGAACGGTTGGACTAGATATGATACCATCATTAATTTCTTTCTTAATTTGTCTGTCTATATCAGCTATTTCTCTTTCAGATTGTTTAAGTATATTTTGTCTAACATACTTAACTGAAAAATATTTACCAACATAGTCTCGTACATCATTTGCCAACATTATTCTTTCTTTTAATAATTCAGCATTTTTCAGTTCCGAGAAGTGACCATCTTGTAGAAAATCATATTTAATTTTCTCTTTGACATTCACCCAATCGTCTTCGTTTATGATTGCCTTTAAAACTAATTGTGTTCTCAGCAAATCACTAAACAATTCTGTAAATTTCTTACGCAATCTTTGTACAAATTTTGTAAATTTAAGTTCGTCTCTAGTAATCTCGGTACTTCTACCTAGATTGAATCCTTGACTTGCTTCTAATCTACTAATAGGTACATTAAGCGAACGGTATAGTTTTCTTTGGAAGTATTCTATATCCGCAACTTCGCCTAAATTTTGACCACCAGGAAGAGTAGTAATATCTGTTCCTCTACCACCTTCTCTACTTGGTAACCAAAAGTCTTCAAGCATAGACATATAGTTTCTATCGTCTCTAATTTCTCCAGTACTTGCGTCATAGACAAGTTTGTTTCTGTATCTTGCCATTACATCACGCAAATATTGTTCTGCTTTTACTTTAGGTAAATTACCTACATCAATTTTAAAAATTCTTCTTTCAGGTGCTCTTGCAATTCTGTATATAACAACAGCGTCTTCAATCATTCTTAATTGATTGACAGGTTTAATTGCTTTGTGCATATAAGACATAACCATATTCTTATTCAAGTCAACTAAACCACTTGGACAAAAAGTAATAGCGTCTGTAGCGATTTTTAATCCACCACTTGCCATTCCTGGTCCTGCAACACCTTTTTCATTATATAAAAAGTATTCGTTATAATCGTGTATAACCTGTATATTTGCAATAGGAACAGGTCTACCTTTTTTAATTTCTCTTATCTTCTTAATTTTTCTCGGGTCAATATATCTTAATTCTGTAATACCCTTAATTGGAGAATCTCTATCAATTATTTTATGATAGTAAATTCTTCCATCTACATACCATCTACGAAATATATCGTGTCCTTTCGTAGAAAAGTTTAGAAGTCTTAAAACTTCTTTAAATTCATCTTCAACTTTTCTTTTAATGTTATCAGAAAAGTCTGTATCGCTTAGGTCTACTCTAACTGGATCTTTCTCAATCTCGTTTGCAACAATAGCTTCGTTGACTATATCTTCAACGGCCATATCGCATTCTGGATGTATTGAAATCTCCCTATACCTACGAATTAAGTCTTGCTCAGTTTTAGCAGTACCTTCCATATCAAGGTACTGACCAAAATAACCTCCAGCGGCGACGGTTTGTGTACCGTCATCCGCTTTAGGTTGTGTAAAACTTTGTTTCGGGTCTGGAGTTTGTTTAACTCTAGTTATTTGAAAACCGAAAAGTTCCGCCATTATGTTTTCCTCACTTGTTCTTTATTATTTATTCAACTATTAAGTAGTCGTTCTCGCTTCAAAATTTAGGTATCTAAACGAAACATCAAAAGTCTCAACATTGTCCGTTGGTGCCATATCTAACTCAATACTACTTACGGATATTGGAAAACATCCTCTCATAGTATAAGATTTAATAGTAGCGCCATTTCTGTCAAGGTGGTCAATAAATGCGTCAACTTGATAATCAACAGGATTTGTTAATCCTTCGTTATCTGACATATTATTAATACCATTTTGCCATCTTTCAAATGCGTCTCTTAATCTAAAGTTTGTATCGTTAAGTACCGTAATATCCCAAGCTTCAAATGTTCTATCACCTGCTAAGTATATTGGTCTACCACGGAAATTAACCGTTGTAAGTCCAAGTGTCATAGCTGGAATAGTAGTAGTTTGTACTAGGAACGCCAGTTCTTCTGTTTCTCCACCAACTTGTGCGTAACCAGGAAAAGGCATAGTTACCTTAAACTGGTTCTTACGAGCTCCGCCGCCTGCAAGTTTGGTTTTGAAGTCATTTATGTTTGCCATTTTTTATTTCTCCTCTTTACCTATTAACCTGCGACTTCTTCAAAAGCCACGCCAGTTCTCGTTGCAACGAAAGATAATGTGATAAAGTTAATGCTTCTTGCTGGTTTAATATAAATCTCAGCAATGAATTCATTTCTATCAATTACTTCGCCTGTGTTGTTAGTTTCATCACACACTACTAAAAAGTCTGTGATACCTCGTCTACCTTGTACTTCTCTTAAAAAAGGTTCTACCATATTTCTAAAACCAGCTCTAGTGAATTCATCGTTGAATTCAAATAGTTGGAATTTAGAAGCAGTAGCGATTGCCTTCTCTAATACGATAAACAATTTTCTGACATTGATTCTGTCAAACGCAGATGGAGTAGTTAATCCAGTTTTATCTCCAAACAAGATAATACCTTGTCCAGGGAATGAAACAACAGGATTGATTCTAGCTCTATATAACTCGTCTCTTTGAGTTTTATTAGGACTATATGCCAATTTAACAGCACCTCTAATAATACCTCTATTTAATCCAGCAGGACTAAACCAAGGATCGTTAGTTAGGTCTGTTCTAGCACATAAGCCAGCCATATCTCCGTTTAGTGGAACATATCTATAGACATCGTTATATCTGTCGTATGTATATTTGTAACCACTATCAAAAACTATGTAAGATGATGAACGAATTGTATTAAAAAATGCTAATACATTTTTCGTTTGTGTTATCGCAGAAGTGATGTTGACTACATCGGACCTTTCAGGACTAGCAAACACTACACAATCTTTTCTTTGTTCAGCGATTGTAATTAAATCACCGATTAAAGTAGCGGAAGCGTTTCCAGCCATTATTAATCCAACATCAACCGTTTCTGAATCAGCAAATTTCTCAAACGCAGTCTTTCTTGCTCCATCAGTAACCGTACCATCTACACCACCAGAAAAGGTTAGTGCGATAGGAGCGGTAACATCTGTATAAGCAGAAGTAGCTGCCGTTTTTGAATCTCCCCAATTAGTTCCGTTTGCGTTGTGGTCTCCCCAATAGATGAAAGATGATTTTCTGTAAATAACTTCTGCATAGAAATTATTTGAACCACCTGCATCCTTGGCGTCTTTTGCCTTTGATACTTTTTCGTATATCTCTAATACTTCGTCTTTAGTACCGTTTACTGAACCGTCTGCATCCACAACAACCAAGTGTAGCTCGTCATTACTTCTTCCTGCTTTTTCAACATCTGGAGATGTTCCAGGTGCTCCATTTACTTGGTCATAATATTGCCATCTTCGTCTTACATTAGCACCGTTTGGACAGATTGCTCCAAGTCCACCAGTACCTACTTTTTTCTTAAATGTAATATCGTTAGATGAAACATTAGTAACCTCGTATTCTAGGCCGTCATCATAGTCGTTAGTTCCTGCCGTAGATGAGAAAGATATAATGTCACCAACACCAATGTTGGTTCCACTTGCTACCGTGATTTGTGTATCGCCTACTGCTACAGCTGAATCAGAAACCGTGGTTACGCCTTCTTGTTCATAAGCAGTCGCTGAAGGACAAACAGATACTTTTAATCCATTACCCCAAGCTCCCGCTGTTCTAGCAGCAAACTCAATGCCAGAGATTCCTGTATAAGCACCATCCGCTAAGTATGTAGAACTATAATGATCCGTGTGTCGGATCAATAGTGCTGTACCTGAATTGGTTACAGCGTTTTTTATACCAGTATTTTCTGTTCGTACAACTTTTAGGGCATTGGAATACTGAAGGAAAGATGAAGCAGTAAAATACTCTTCAAAGTTGCTTGCAGTTGGTTTTCCAAAAACACTAACAAAATCTTGTTCGGAAGAGATAAGTGTTACCTCTCCTACTGGACCTCTTGTAGAATTGAAAGCATATGCTCCAATACTAGTAGATACAGCTGGGATTATATTAGTTAAATCCTTTTCTTGTACGAGAACTCCTGGTGATACTTGAAATGCCATTAGGTTTTCTCCTCTTTATTATTTGTTTTTGTATTTAAATTTAAATACATAATTTACCTTATTGTTCAAAAGTCGTATTATTCATACGCCCATATTCAAATTTCTCAATTGCTTATATTTATGATTAACCAAATCTATACTATTGTCCTTTGCGTACTACAGGATGCCAGACCGTTCCATATTCATCTACGGTCGGTTTGTCTTCCTCTTTGGTTATACCATCATCTACAAAGCCAAAAGGTGCCATATCTTGCTCTATTAACTTCTCTTGTTCTTTGTACATTTCTGCTCGTATGTTTCTGTCTGTCATTTCCTTAAAAAACCTTTGATTTGCAACCCAACCAAGTATAACTAGACAGGTCATATAGTCGTCATTACAACCTTCTTCTGCCTGCCAAGATTGATTTTTTCGGGTATAAGTAGACATTTCTTCTATAATATTGAAGTCATTTATAACTAGTTTATCACTTTCTACAATTGATTTTATATTAGCAGTACCCATTTTCTTTACCTGTTTTGTCATACGAACACCTAATTGGCTTCCTCTTTGACTGAACATAGCACCTAGGATTTGACCTGCTCTACCTTTTTGTGTAGTCATTAATACATTTGGATACTCAATTTCAAAATGTAGTCCATCTGAAATCTGAGCGCCTATATCATTTACTTCAACAAGTATATGTGCATTGTCATATTGCTTACATACTTTAGCAATCATTTCTGGAAATAACATAGGTTTAATTTCATTGTCTCTAAATGTAGCAACCACTCTATAAGGCAAGTTGGTTACATCAAAAACAATAAATGCTGAATAATCTTTTAATGTACCTCTGGCAACATCAACCGTACATAGATATGTGTTGCCTTTTACAGGTTCTTCAAAGATACTTAATCTACCATTTGTTTTAAGTGGTGTAATATACGGTGTCGCTTTTATTTTTGAGGCAGCTATTAATGTATCTATACTACCTAAAAATTCACACTCAAACTCACTAGCAAATTGTGCTTCCGATGTATTTCTAATTGTTTCTTCTTTCCATTTTGCGTCTCTACCTGGTACTTCTGACCAATGTACTTCTAATGGAACATAATTATTTTTTCCGTTCTCACTATCTATCCATAGTTTATAAAACTGATTCATTCCGTGTGGAGTTGATACTATAATTACTTTAGTTGATTTACCAGAAGTAATAGTAGGATAAACAGAACTAAAAAATTGTTCGGCAATCGTTGTAGGTACGAAAGCAAACTCGTCAAGGAATATTATATTATATGAACCACCTCGGACAGCACTTGAAGATGTAGCGGCCGCAACTATTTTACTTCCATTTTCTAATTCAATATTACCTTTGTTCCAATTCAATACACCTTGTTGTAACCATTTAGGTAAGTTTTCATAAGCTAGTTGTAATCTTCCCAATATATCTCTAGCAGTAGAAGATTTATTGGCAAGAATTGCTATACTTGAATTGGGATTAAATAACGCATAATGTAATAAGTAAGATATGATAGTTGTAGATTTACCACTTTGTCTAGGTAGTTTATAGATTGAAAACCTATTGTTGTGCATAGTATCAATCATCTTATCTTGGAACTTATAAGTTGTGAAAGGAACTAAACCTTCATCAAGCGATACAATCTTTACATAGTTTTTAATAAAGTATAATGGGTCTCCACTACACTTCGCAAACTCCTCAACCTGTTCTTTTGTGAACTCGGATTGAACACCTGATTTTTTTAAATTAGGATTACCTAAATATGCGTCATTACTTATCATCTTTTGTCTCTATTGGTTCTAATTCATCTTGCATTGTTTCTGAAGTTGTTTTAATTTTTTTATCTTTTAACATCTTTTGCAAGTCTGTAGTACTCCCAACAAATAAAGCATTTTTGATATTGGCAGTTGTCTTATTAGGCACCTCTTTTAATTTTGATAATTTAGCTTGTAAGTCTTGTAATTTATCAACGGTGTCTGCTACATTTTTAATTAATGCACCTGCAACTTCATATGCTCTTGGATGTTGTCCTTCTTTTGCAACATCTAATATACCTTGTATTGCGTCTTGTCCTCTCTCAATAAGATTATAATAATTCTCTCTACTATATTTGTAATCGTTATCTATATCGTCCTTTTTAGGATCCTCTTGTCTAGGCACAGGAACTTTTTTCTCTTGCACCATTAATTCAGCGACAGGAGTACTTTCTTCCTTAATGCCTAAAATATCATTTACTTTGTCTTCTAGTTTTCCCATTAGTCTTTACCTTCTATACTTGTTCCTTTAAAAGGATCATTTCTTGTATCTCTATTATGTTCATTAAACTCTTCTTTTTCTAATAAAGAAAAATTACAATTTAAAACAATTCTCATTTCATTTTTCATTGGATTAGCACTTGCGTGGAATCTATTTCCTTTAAACATAATACACCTATTTGCTTTTGGTGATATTCTCTTATGTATAGTTAGTTTTTCTGGTTTCTTTAGCTTATCAAATTTCTCATTAAACAAATAAGTATCGCCATCAGAATCTATTGGATAATAAATTAAAACAAAATGTTGTGCCATTTCTTCATCATCAATATGTGCTGTGTTATACATACCTTCTTTGAAATCTGGATGTGGTTGTATCATATTAAATTTTAATCTTAATACATCTTTTACTTTATAACCAA